GAGCGATTCGGCGCGGGCCTCTGCCTCGCCGGTCTCGGGCTCCAGGAGCGTCGGCAGCGCGGCCGACACGGCGACGAACTTCTTTCCGGTGGTCCCGATGTTGGTCTCGACGGCCTGGGCAGCGAGAGCGGCGTGAGCCGCCATCGCGACGGCGAGCGCGTCCGCAGCGGCATCGGCGATGCCGACGAGCTCGACCTCGGTCGCGAGCATGGTCAGCGTGGTGTACGGAGCGCTCTCGCCGCAGCGGTAGACGAGAGCCGGCACGTCCTCGCCCTGGAGCCGATCGCCCCAATAGATGCGAGTCCCGACGAGAGCGGCGACCGACGCCGACGCGCCGAGCACGTGAGCGATTGCCGCCTCGATGCTCATAGCGAGACCTCCGCGACACTGACGACGGCGACGCGGTTCGCCTGGTCGAGATTGACGACGCCCTCGATCGAGACGGTTCGGGTGGTTCCGTTGGCGTTGACGAGGAGCCGATCGGTCGCCGTCAGTCCGGACGCCCGCCAGGTGTCCCAGCGGAAGCGGACCTCGCAGCGCGTGACGGTGACAGCGCCGCCGGCCTGCTCGCCCTGGGTTTGAGACTCCTCGCGGAAGTCGCATCGCATCGGGCCCGTGAACGCCGCCCAGGTCTTCGGCTCGTTGAGAGCCGATCGGGCAGTCGATCGGAAGCCGATCGCCGAGTGTCGTAGGCGTCCCGCGCCGATCATGCGAGCGGGCTCCTCGCGGAATAGGCCTCGACCACGAACCGATACGACAGCGGAACTTCGACCAGCGAGACCGGCGCAGCGGCCTCGGGGTTGTTGTAGAAGTGGCCGATGAGCGCGACGACGGCACGAGCCAGGCCCTCGGGCACGGCCCCGCCGCCGACCTTGTAGTCGATGCGAACGGTCCCCTCGCGAACTCCGCCGGGCGTGCGCCTGAATCGCACCATCGCGAAGCGTCCGAGCGAGCGATCGATCCAGTAGTCGGCCTCCGGCACGATGACGGCCGCGCCGTCGCTCTCGCGCGTGTAGGCGATCTCCTCGACCTCCACAAACGGGATGACCGGCAGCATGACGTCGGCGAAACGCGAGAGCCAGACGGTTTCGGTCCGCTCGCGAATCGCCGTTCCGGTGTCGACCTCGACGAGCGCGAGACAGTCGGCGATGAGCCGCGAGAGGAGCGAATCATCGTCCGCGGTCTCGATCCGCAGCTCTGCTTTGACGTTGTCGAGCGTGAGAGGTCGCATTGGGAAAAGGCTTGGGAGCCCTTCGGCCCCGTCGCCCAGCGTGAGGAATCTTGCGAGTCTCTCGGCCCGCGGCGGTAGAGCGTTCCGCCGCGGGCCTGAGAGATGAGGAGACGGGCCGCGCCGCCGCCGGCGTGACGGACGGCGCGGATGGTGGATTCGTTAGGCCTTCAGCTTCAGGCCGGCGAAAGCGGCCTTCTTGACGATCTTGATGTCAGTCCGTCGCCAGGCCTGGAAGTCGACGAAGAGCCGTCGCGACTGCGTGTACGGGTTGATGAGCATCCGCGTCGGGCCGCGGTCCCAGATCTGACACTTCTTGAAGTTGCCGATGATGATCACGGGCTTCGTGGTGCCAGTCGTCGGCATGCTGTCAGACACGGCGTAGGGCTTGCCGTCGATCAGGCCGGGAATGCCGTCGCGGATGTCGGAGTAGCGCTCCGAGCCCTTCCAGATGTAATCGTTGATGGTGTTCTTCAGCTTGCGGATCGAGAGGAGCGTCGCATCGCCGAGGAGCCATCGGAAGTTGGCGGAGTCGGCGCGCCACTTCGCCGGCACGGCGTGCGCGAGATTGAGGATCTCGTCGGACGTGAAGGCGCCGGTCGCCGCGGTGGTCGCGATGGTGCCTGAGTCCATCTGCCCGATAAAGCCGGCGGGCGCGTTGCCGGAGCCGGCGCCGTCGACGTAGCCGGCCTCGAGCAACTCGCCGAGCGCGTCGGCCTGCTCGGCCATGATGAAGGCTTGCATGTCGATAGACGCGTCGTCGAGATTGGTCTGATGCACCGAGGTGATGACGCCGGCCATGTAGGCGTCGACGGTGACGACGTCGAAGGTCGGATCGTTTGCGGTGTAGTCGGACCCGGGATTCTCGCCCCACCAGGTCGCAGCGGCTCGGGTGACTCCGATCGGGATCTTTCGATCGGTGTCGGAGTTGAACACCGGGCAGAGCGTGCGCATGGTCACGAGCGCCTGAAGCTCGCGGACGATGTTCGCTTCCCAGACGAGCGGCACGGGCGCGTTGGTCGTCGCGTTGGAGATGGCGCGGCGCTCAGGACCGGCGAACAACTCCGGACGCTCGGCCATGAACTCGCGGAGCGACATAACGTCGCCGCGGATCGTCCGGTCGAAGGCCTGCTCGTATTCGCGCTGTGAGGTCAGCCGGCCGAAAGGTCCGTTTCCGCTCCATCCTCGATAGCACTTCCGCATGATCGATCGGGCTTCGCGAACGTCCAGCTCGCGCCACGGATCGTTGTCCTCGTCGTCGCCCGCGAGTGCCTCCTCGGCAGCACGGCGCACGGTGCGGGTGGAATCGGAGGAAGCGGCCCGACGGGCAGCGTCGACGCGTCGGCCGGCGATCTCAAGCTCGCCGCGCTCCTGGTTGCGCATGCGACCGAGACGAGCGACGACCTCGGCCGCGTTGTCCAGGTTGGCGATATCGCCCTCGATGCGGTCGAGCGTCTGCCGCTCCTCCGCGTTGAGGCCGCGACGCTCGCGCTCGGCCCGCTCCAGGATGCCGCGAGCCTGGCGGGTCAGGGAGAGCCGGTCGTGATTGGCCTCGGGGCTGAAGTTGTCGCCGTTGCGGAAGGTCGGTCGGCCGGTGACGGCGAGCGAGTCCGGGACGGTGGTTGTGGTGCGGTTCTCGCCGTCGGCGTTCCGCGTTTCGTGCGATGCGGTGAGCATGTCCATAGGGTTCCTTTCACAGAAGAGCGAAACGCCGCTTTGCGATCTCGAGAGACTCGAGCGCGTCCGCGGTTCGGAGATTCGAATAGGCCGCCGGATACGCGGCACGGGTGACCAGAGAAACGTCCTCGAGCGCCCACTCCATGACGGAGCGCTCGGGCGTTCCGTCCTCGCCCTGGGCCCAGGCGTCGCGCGTGACGAAGCCGGCGAAGCTCATTTCCCGGAGGTCGCCGCGCCGCATCAACTCCGCCAGGTCTCGCGCGAGCGTGGTCTCAGGGAGCCGCAGCTCCATGCCGAGCCCGGTGTCGTCAGAGAAGAGACGGAGCGTTCCGCTCGTCGTGCGGCCGAGGAGAGCGGATCGGGCGTGGTTGAAGAGAAAGACGACGTCGGCACGCGACGCGAGCGAGCGATCGAACGCGCCGGGCAGAATCCGCTCGCGAAACTTGCGGCCCCTGGAGTCGCTCAGCACGCGCGACGGCGAGCGATACACCGACGCGTAGCCGGTGACGGTCCGCCCCTCGGCGTCGATCGCCTGCATGGAGGTCGCGACGCTTCGAACCTCGCGGATCATTGGACGGCCTCCGCGTTGGTTTTCTGGCCGGCGACGGGCCCGCCGTCGTTCGATCCGCCGCTCTTGCCCTGGTTCAGCGGGAGCGTGTATTGGTCCAGGTGCGCCGGGCCCTTGCGCCAGCCGAGCCGCGCGCGTGCCTCGTTGCGGTTGATGATGCCGCGATCGACGAGGAGACCCATGGCCGCGCTCCGCTCGTTGAACGACGGTGCCTTTATCTGCTCGAAGTCGCAGACGATCGACGAGCCGAGTTTCGCCTCCGACTCGCCGTTGAACGCGGCCGCCCAGTGCTCGAGACAGCCCTCGACGTAGATCCGGCCGAGCCATTCCTGATTGGCGTACGCGGTGTCCTGATGCTCGGAGAGGTACGGGAGCGGCACGCCGGTGAGCCGCGAGACGTCCGCGACGCTGAAACGGCGGGCCTCGTCGAAGCCGGCGTCGTTGAGCGAGGAGCCGATCCGCTCGGGCTTCATGCCTTCGGAGAGGATGACCGGAACGCTTGCGTTGGCCGGGTCGGTGTGGTTCTTTCGCCAGTTTTCGCGGATCTTCTCTTTGGCGTCGTCGCTCAGCTTCGCCGGGTGAACCAAAGCGACCTTGCTCGCGCCGCCGCCGCTGAACACCGACAGGCCCGCGGCCTGCATGGCAGCGAGGAGCGCGAGAGCGTCCTTACCCTCGACGAGCCCGCCGCGACCGACCAGCCCGGAGAGGCTCGGCGCTCGGAGGTCGAAGACGTCCTCGGCGGGAATCACGCCGTACTCGACGTCCTGGTAGCGCACGGTGTTGGTGTGCTCGTCCAGGTCCGCGGTGATCTGCGAACGCGTGCGGAGCACCAGCTCAGCCGGCGCTCCACCGCGGCGGAAGATGAGGGCGCGCCCAGCGCCGTAGGTGACGGCCTGGGCGACGAGGGCCCGGAGGAACTCAAAGCGGCCGTGAGCGTTGGACGCGAGAAGCTCCTCGAGCGGGCCCTCGGCCTCCATCGGCGAGCGTGCGAAGTCGTTCGCGACGAGCGTGACGGCCCGGTAGACCGGCGAGAGACGCCACGCGATCGACGGCGACACGAACGGGACGCCGGCGCGCGAGACGTTCGCCATGCCGAGGAACTCGGCGAGAGCCTCCGACAGCTCTCGCGTCGCCGCCTCGGCGGGCTTCGCCGCCTCTGGTCTGAACAATGCCCGCAAGCGCTCAAGCATGCGCGGCCCGTCCGTGCGCCGTTCCACCGTTCCCGAATCCCGCCACCACGCGGGAGCCCTCATAACGCGGCCCCGAACTCGTAATCCGAGACGCCGCCGTCCTGAGTAAGCGCCCAGCAGTGTACCGCGATGACGCTGGCTATCAATCCATCGATTGCGCATTTCTCGCGAGATTTGATCGGGCGAATATTTCCCGCGTCGTCACGCTTCGCCGCAGCGTCAGCGCAGCAGCGACGCAATACGGGATCGTTGTTATGGATAAACCGACGGCCGAGCCAATGGCGCTGCCATTCCTGCGTCGCGGGTCCGATGTTCGCGATGCCCATGGAGTAGCGGCCGAGCGTGATGCCGTCGGTTTTCTCGAGCGTCTGAGCGAGGTACGCCGAGCCCCACGCGTCATAGCCGACGATGCGAAGGTCGAAGAGCCGGGCAGCGCCCTGGATCTC